GTGACCGCTATTTCCCCACCAACGCGGCGACCGACATCTTCAACGCCAACAAGGTGCTGGTGGAGTACCGCGACCGTGACCGGGCTATGGCTCCCTTCGTTGTGCGCCGTGCCGGCGACATCCCCGTGGCCCGCGGCGGCTACGAGATCCACGAGTTCGAGCCGCCTTTCACTGCTCCCTCCCGTCTGCTGACCATGGATGACCTGCAGAAGCGCGGCTTCGGGGAGGCTCTGTATGCCGGCAGCACCCCCGCCGAGCGCGCCCGGGCGCTCCAGATGCAGGACCTCACCGACCTGGACCGCCGCATTCAGCGCCGTGAGGAGTGGATGGCCGTCCAGACCATGATCAACAACTCCTGCACGATGCAGTCGTACATCGACGATAAGACCGAAGGTGAAAAGCTGTATGTGCAGTTTTATGACACGACGAGCGATCACGCCTACACCGTCAGCACCAAGTGGAACGCAACTGACGAAAAGGGTGCGGCGTTCTTCTCCGACGTGAAGAATATGTGCCGCAAGCTGTCCAAGCGTGGCCTCCGGGCAGCAGACCTCGTGATCGGCTCCGACGTTGCAGACGCGATCCTCGCTCTCACGGACGTCAAGTCCCTGCTCGACCGCAACAGCGGCATCATCATCGGCACGATTGATCAGCAGCTCAGCCCCTATGACGGCGTTACCTATATGGGTACGCTGAACTTCGGCGGTTTCCGCCTCAACGTGATTTGCGTGGACGAAACCTATGTCGATGACAGCGGTGCGGAGCAGCGGTACTTCCCCGCGACCTCTGCAATGGTCACAGCTCCCGACTGCGGTCACATGATGTACGGCCAGATCACGCAGATTGATTACGGCTCGACCGACTTTACTACCTACGTTGCAAAGCGTGTGCCGAAGTTTGTCCTTGACCAGCCCGGCGATAAGCGCAAGCTGCGCCTTGCCACCCGTCCGTTGGCTGCACCGAAAGATGATTGCCCGTACATCTACGCGGCAAACGTCGTGGCCTGATCGGCGCGCGAAAGGAGTACGGCATGAAAATTGAAATTATCAGCGGTTCCTACGGCTGGCGTAAGACCAAGGACGCCATGCCGAAGCTCGTTGAGCGCGGCGGCATCTGCGAGGTAGACGAAGCCGAAGCAAGGCGTCTCGTCGCGCTTGGCGTCGCAGCGATCGTCCACGAAGCAGACGAAGCGCCTGTTGCAAGCGGCAGCACGGTCGAAAGCGGCGACACCCCCTGCGCCGATATGCCCAGCGGAGAAAACGGCGCAGAGAGCGGCGCAGAGGCCCATCTCGACGCGGAGCAGCTACAGGAAATGACGGTGGCACAGCTCAAAGAGCTTGCCGCCGAGCTTGGCATTGAAACGGCGAAGCTCCGCAAGAAAGATGACCTGATTGCGGCAATCGTCGCCGTGCCCGTCGAGCCAGGCGAGGAAATCAGTGAGGATGATCTTCCTGATCTGAGCGCCGCCGCGCCGGTGGTATGAGCAAATTCAAGGACATGGTCGCGCGTGACAATGCGCGGACCTTTATGAACCTCGACGAGTTTGCAGAGAAACGGATCGTGGTCTACGACGGCGTGACATACGACGGCGAGGATCACGCTGGCATTCCGGTTGTGCTGTCCGGGCTGAAAGAGAAAGACCGCCGCCAGCTTATGAGCGATCATATTCAGGGGCTGTTCCTCGTTTCGTCCGTGCTGCATTGCAGGATTCAGGATCTCGGCGGCAACCAACCGGAAAAAGGGACGCGCATGGAGATCAGCGATCCCGATGACGCTACCTTCTTCCGACGCTTCTACGTCGCCTCGTCGGTCTGCGAGCTGGGCCTGCTTCGCGTAGAACTGGAGGCGTTCAACGAATGAGCAGCTTCTACGTCGAATGCATCGGCGCTGAGAAATTCCAGAACGCAGAGCAGATGCTTGCTGATGTGCCGGGCGGCATGGAACGTGCGCTGAAATCCGCGACAAAACGTGCCGTATCGTTCCTGCGAACGCAAAGCACGAAAGAAATCCGGCAGCGGTATGACATCTCGCGGAAGAATATCCGCGCCGAACAGAATATCCGCGTCAATTACCGCTATTTCAACGGTGTTGAAGCGCGTGTCTCGTTCCGCGGCAACAAAATTCCACTCTGGCGCTATGTCGGCTCGTCTCCAAAGACGCCGACCGTCAATCCCGACAAGACCATCATGGCCATTGTCAACGGCAATCTTCGCCCGGTTCATCCGGGCATTGCCGCGGCAGGCCATCAGCTCGTTTCAACTTCGCCGACCACGTTCTCCCGCGCGTTCGTTGCACAGATGAAATCCGGGCATATCGGCATTTTCGAGCGGACCGGCGGCAAGACGGCGACTGGCGACGCGGAGATCAAGGAAATCATGGGTTCGTCTGTCCCGCAGATGCTCGGCAACGAAGATGTTCAGGAAAGCCTCGCTGAAAAGACGATGGCAAAAATGGATGAACGTTTAGAGCATGAAGTGAACCGAATCCTTGCAGGATGGGGAGGTTAAATTTTGACACGACTGAATTTACTGGACGCGCTTACGAGCTTCACGAATGAGGTCATGCGCGAAATTCTTCTTCCCGTGCGGCGGCAGAAGGGCGACGAGGAAGAACCTGCCGAGCGCCCGCCGCTGGTCTACCGCCAGCGTCTGCCCGATGTCAAATCCGCGACCTCGAAAGCGCCGTACATTCTGCATCAGATCGTCACTGGCGAAGATGAGCAGAAGCCCGGCGAGCCGACGGACAGCAGCGTTGAGGTCCGCTCTCTTTTCTGCGTGTACGGTGAAGACGATCAGGAAGGTGCGCTGCGGCTGCTTACGACGGTCGAGCATTTCCGTCAAGAGCTTCTGATGCACGGCGTAATCGCCAAGCAGTTTGCGCTGGATCTTTCACAGAAGCTGTCCACACTCTACTACACCGACAACACCGCACCGTACTTCTGCGCGGAGCTGGTGTCGGTCTGGAAAATCCCCAGTGTCAACAGGGAGGCATTTGCATGGTAAAAGCCAAAGGCAAGGCCGGTGCGAAAAGCGCCGGCTTTTGTATGTACATCGGGCCGAGCATCGTCGGCACGATCCAGCAGGCGCGTATTCTGTACGGTGACAAGCAGGACGCGCTCGCGCAGATCTCGGCAGCGGTTGAGAAATATCCGCTGATTGCCACGCTGGTTATCCCCGGCGATCAGGTATCCGAGGCAAGAATCAAAGTCAAAACACCCGGTAATCTGCTCTATGTGAATTATCACAAGCTGGCAGACCGGAGAAAGAAGGAGGAGTAACCATTGAAGCATGGCGTATATGTGCGGGAGCAGAAAACGAGCGTTTCGACGCCCGTTGTCGCTGAATCCGGTGTGCCGTTCGTTGTCGGCACAGCACCGGTTCACTCCGCAGAATCCCCGGCCGCGCTCTTTACCCCGGTGCTTTGCACCGACTGGGAAGACGCGGTAAAGAAGCTGGGCTATTCCGACGACTGGAAGACCTACACGATCTGCGAAGTCATGTACTCGCATTTCAAGCTGTTCCAGCGCCAGCCCATCATCTTCTGCAACGTGCTTGATCCGAGCACCAACAAGGAGGCCGTCGCGGGCGCGGAAGTCACCCTTTCCGGTAAGCAGGCAAAGCTGCCGTTCGACGCGATCCTGTCCAGTCTCGTTGTCAAGGCGGCGTCTTCGTCTGAATCGGCGCTTGTCAAGGACACGGACTATGCCGCGTACTACTCGGACGGCAACCTCATTGTCGAGACGATCGAGGACGGCGCAGCCAAGGCCGCGACCAAGCTGTATATCAGCTACGACAAGATCAAGACCGCCGACATCGACGACGATGACATCGTCAAGGGCATCGAGGCCATCGACCTTTGCATGGCAACCGTCAGCACCACGCCCGACCTCATTATCGCGCCCGGCTGGTCGCATACCAGCACGGTGCAGGCCGTCATGGCAGCGAAAGCCGAAGTCATCAACGGCATTCTCGGTGCAAAGTCCATCTGCGACATCGACTGCTCCGCCAGCGGCGCACGCAGCTATGATGCCGTCGCCGCGAAGAAGTCTGCGACGAACCTGATCGACCCGGCTCAGATTGCAGTCTGGCCGCAGGTGAAGCTCGGCAGCAAGCAGTTCCATCTCTCCACCCAGCTCGCGGGCCTGATGGCGAAGGTGGACAGCGGCAACGACGGTGTGCCGTATGAATCGCCCTCCAATAAGGCCCTCCAGTGCGACGGCGCTTGCCTGGAAGACGGCACAGACGTCACCCTCACGCTGGAGCAGGCGAACATTCTGAACGCCAACGGCATTTGCACGGCGCTCAAGTTTATGAATGGCTTCGTGGCGTGGGGCAACTACACCGCCTGCTACCCCAGCAACACCGACATCAAGGACTATTTCATCCCGATCAGCAGAAT